CAATAATGAATTATCGGTTCCTGAAAGTGATATATTTTCATTCAAAGATGTTTGTCCAATCCCGAATGGTACTTTGTTTAATTGTGTAACTAAATCCAAAGGTATATCATAGAGACTATCCCCGTCATCATTTAAGAAGACTATGTTTCCACCTCTTGATTGTAAATCTGGCATATCTTATCTTCCTCCGGTTTTATTAGGTGGGAAAGTGCTATTTACGCCAGCGCCAAGGCCTGGTGTATCTTGATGTGAGTGTGTATGGTTGACAAGTGAAACACCACTTACAACTACATCGCCACCTACCCCGTCAATATTGACTGTAGTTGTCCCATCAATATCTACTGTCTGAGCAGCAACTTTTACGTCTGTCGCTTCGACATCNACATTTGTTGCTTTAATATTTGCGTTTGTACCAGCATCAATATAAACATTTGTTGTTTTAATTACGACACTTCCGTCTGGATGAAATTCTACAAATGCACCAGACGTATGGTGGATATTAATTCTTTCTGCGCCTGACGTATCATCTATTTCAATAGTATGCCCACTAGAAGTTTGAGTTACTTTATTATTGGGATAGACTGCGGCATAAGGGTCTGATGGCGCGCCTTTTACGGATACAGTTTTTGTAAGAGTATTAGTACCGCGTGCAAGTTGATTAACCGATGGCTTATCTCTTTCGACACCTTCTAACTTTGGTATTGATCCAAGTATGAGTGGTAGTTGTGAATGCTGACCATCAAGAAAGAGCCCAAAGACAACAGCACCAACTTGTATGCCAAGTGGATTGCCAAGTCCATCTGTACCACCTTCTGTAATTGGTGCAACCACTTGTGCATACGGGAGATTCTCATCAGGAATATCAACTGTGTCGTCTGAATGTATACCATGTATTCGTACTTGAATACGACCAACTTGGAGTGGGTCACTGATGCTTTTGACCTCCGCCGTAAACCAACGTGTCTGGTCACCATAAAAATCTACGTGTCTTTTTGGTATCATTTCTTGGTTCTCTTTGTTTGGCCCATCTTAAATCCACTCATAATTAAATCATATTTTTCTCTCTTAAAAACATGCTTAGCAGCATATATTAGGTATGACCCGGATCTTCTTGTATCTATTCTATTTTCTTGGGCATCAACTAAACTAGTTAAAAACTCTATTTCAAGATTGTTACCAATTGTAAGGTGATCGTCGCCTTTTAGAAAATCGGTGCCATCAACTGCAAATGTAATCGATTCTTTTTGTAAGATCTCAGACATTGCCTTTGAGATAATAAATCTTTTATAGTCTGATAACAATCTATTCTCATCATAACTTAAATTATATTGATCAGCTGTACGATAAGCACCAGAGCCACCAATCCGTGTAATAGATCTACTCTTAAATTGATTGAAAGGTGTTCCATCTAACTCATATTGATCAGTAACAATTGGTTCAGGATTATTTCTTAATACTTCAGATCCCATCAAAGGAATAATTAAATCTTTTATTACATCGAAGGTAAATTTATTCTTTTCATTGGAAAGTGTATTATAGAATTGATACTCTGATCCATATAGCCCGTGCCGTATTAATTTTAGTAGGTTTTCAGATTCAGTAAACTGGAAAGCATTTAATACCGATGAAGAAATTCCAGAAGAAAGCGATAAAGATGCATTTTGAAAGCCTCTATATGGTATTCTATTAATTACATTTCTTTGTAATAGATCTCCAAGATCGAAAAGAGCTAAAGTCCTTTGGCTTGATAAAGTAGAAAAAAGATAAAAAGGATAACCTTGTGTGGTAGTCATTTTATTTTTTATCCACATCATTGCATGCAATGGATCAAGATTAGGTACAATTAAATTCATTGATTCATCTTCTACTACATCTTTAGCAGAAATATCTGTACCTCCTAGAAAATTCTTAGCTATATTTTGAATGATTGATGTACCGGAGCCTGAATAATATTTATTTACATTTTGGAGATTGGCCATATAATACAGGTCTTCAACTAAACCTATATTGTTTACTTCGGTATGATCATCATTCCTAACAGTTGCTTTTATTTTTTCAACATAAAACATCTTTTTGATACTTTTATTACCAATAGATGTATTTCTTAAAGAAACTTGGATCCTTTCACCACCAAGAAAACCAACACCATCAGTAAATCCTACGTTTTCTGCTATTACCATTGATCCTGTTAAATATGGTAATTCTAGATGTTCATATATTTCTAAATCTGTTACAATCGGTTTTATATCTAAGGTATTAGATAATCTTTCTGAAAACAAAAGAATACTATCAAAAATATAATCTGAAACATTATCTGTGCCCCCACCGCTTTTACCAGTAATAGTACTCAAGCTGAAACTGCCTCTCTAAATGATTGTACTATTTCCTCTAAGAATCCTGGTTTAATAATTCGTATTTGACGAAGATCTGAATTCTGTTCGTTTACTCGATCGAGGAAAGTGACTTCGGTTAATAAACCCCCTGGTCCTACTGTTGGATCTATATCTGTTATTACCTTATCCCCATCTATATAATGATGTGCAGCAAGGTGTTCGGCTGTTACAGAAAATGCATTTACCAAACTAGAAGTACCAGATGTTTCAATCTCTTCCCCAGCTTGAAATTCTCCAGTTGTAAAAATCTGTCCAAGGTCTAAATTACGATGTATTATAGTAGAACTTACCCCAGATGTTCTTCCAGTAATCGTATCACCAGTCTTAAAGAAACCGGTCAGTGATGTAAGCGATGTTCGGGTAGTGATAACTTGATTTGGGTATCGTCTCTTTGCAAGTGTTTCTGCCTTTGAATTTGATAGCGGCCAACCCTGTTCTCTTAGCTTATTATTCATTAAAAAGAATGTCCAATGGAAATTAGGATTGCCATATAATCGAAAAGATGTTTGGTCAGGCCTTTCGTTATCTTGTATAGTAATATCCTGATAGAGCGTTACACTATCTCTAATCTGATCTATAACATCTGCATAAAGAGTAAGATTTTGGAAAGCATCCGGGGTAGTTTCGTTTCCAAAAAGATAAAATTCTCTATTATAATATTGAAAATAGTTTGACATTTTTTATACCTTTAATTCTCAAAATATTCGTTACTTGAACCAAACGCTATTGTTTCACTTTTACCATAATATTCATAATATGCGTCATTTTCTTCGTTTTGAATATCTTCTCTTGTTTGAGGTTTATATTCAACGAAATTCAACGAAAGATTTATTTGAGTAGGAGATCCATCGGCATGAAAAGTTTGCTGAGCACCAGGATTATAATCCGTTGTTATATTTCTTAAGTATGATAGTTTGATAGGTGTCCCAACATTTCTAAATTGTCCTTGCCTACCAGAAAGCAATCGAATTTTAAATAAGTCGGGGTATTTAAATCCAACTGGCACTGAGCCAATCCTTATTTCTTCTGGAAAAGCACGCGTGCGAAACATACGTATAATCTTTTTTACTTGAATGGATTCCTCTGCACTCTTTGGGAAGAATTCAAAATTAAATGAAAATTCTCTAGGCACGACCTGCTTGAAGCTAGTTGCAAGATTGGGATTTACAACCGCTTGTGCTGTTAATCCTACAGCTTGACGAACCCCTGCTGGTGCAAAAACACCTAATGGGGATGACGCGAGTCTTGATGCAGCAATCCTGCCAGCAACCCCTGCGGTTCCTCCTGTGAATAAAGCCTCTATAGATTCTGTTCCTCTTGCAATCCCCTGTAAGAAAGCTGATATCGCACTGCTTCCGGAATTGATCGCCTGTCCGAATGCCGCACCCGATATATTTAAAGCGCTCGCCTCATCATAATTAAGAACATCGTTTACAGTAAATTGCGACGGTAAGTATAAGTCGATCATATCACCAGTTGAGTTTAAGCTCATTGCCTTAAGTACATCTTTATTTGCTTGCGCCTGTTTTTGTATGTCTAATAATTTTTTTTGATCGGTAACTAAACCAAAATCAGCATCTTCTAGATCTAGATCCCTTGCCTTTCTTTGGCCTTCTGACCTCATATTGTCTAATATCCCAGAGCCTAGATTTTTGACACTGTCCATAAATCCTGTTGAGGTAATTTTATTTACACCCTGGAAACTTGGGGGATCTATTTCCATTACTGAAAAGACTATCTTTTGCCTTAAATGTCGGTCTTCTTGTTGTATGGGATATTTAAGTTTTGGCATATGATTCTCTTATAGATAATTAAGTATTACTTTTTCTATTTATAATCAAAAATGGCATATTCTGGACGATATCAAGTAAAGAACCCAAAGAAGTACGCAGGAGACTATACAAAAGTTATTTATAGGTCTCTATGGGAGCGGAATGTTTTCCGTTGGTGTGATGATAATCCAAAGGTAAAGAAGTGGAGTTCTGAAGAGATAGTTGTACCATATTTCTACGATGTTGATAAAAAATACCACAGATATTACGTTGATCTAAAAATAGTGATGGAAGGTAAAACATTACTGGTTGAAATTAAACCGGAGAAAGAAACTACCCCACCAACAGGCCAAAGAAAGACAAAACAATATATTAATGAAGGTTTGACGTATATCAAGAATATGAATAAGTGGGAAGCTGCAAGTAGCTATGCAAAAGATCGTGGATGGGACTTTCAGATATGGACTGAAAAGACCCTACAAGAAATGAAACTATTGACCAAGCCGATGCCTGGTAAATTAAAGAAACTGAAGCCACTTAAACCATATCGCAAAAAACCTAAAAAATAGTTATAAATAGACTTATGAGTAGTTTATTTCAACAATTAGAAATTGAAGCATTCCGTGCAGGTGTTACCCCACGAACCAAGCAATCGATTGAATGGTTCCGACGTAAGGCAACACAACTTGGTAGGATTAGTCGTACACAGGTCTTACGGGATGAACAGATCGCATTAAAGAATAGACCTAAAACAGGTGCTTTTGGAAATATGTATTTGTATTATTATGATGCAAAGTATAAAGCCACACTCCCATATTATGATGCATTCCCACTTGTAATACCAATGGGACCTGCAAAAGGGGGATTCTATGGTATGAACTTACACTATCTTCCACCTATTATAAGAGCAAAAGCTCTTGATGCATTATTAAATGAAGGCGGAGGGGGCGTACCTGAGAAATATATACGGCCAACAATACATAGATACTTGTTTAGCCAGGTACGTAGTCGCTTTGCACTTGTCGATAAGCCTGAATGGGAAATAGCTACATTTTTACCTTTGGCTGATTTTAGAAACAGTTCAGCATCAAAGGTTTACTCAGATTCAAGGAAGAAGATGAATGGCTAGTATTCAAGATCTAAAGTCACAAATTTCATCACGTGGTGGTTTATCAAGACCGAACCAATTTATGGTAGAATTACCAAGCGGAGATTCACGTGCAGTCAATGTGTTATGTACTCGAGTCAGTTTACCTGGTAAACAAATTCTAACACATGATCGTAGAATAAATATGGAATTTGAAAAAATAGCATACGGTTATGCGGTTGACGATGTCAGTATGACTTTCTTATTGACTAATGACTATGTGATCAAGGAGTTTTTTAATAACTGGAGATCCACTATCCTCAACGAAGAAACGATGGATGTTGGTTACAAAGTAGATTATGAACATACAATTAAGATACACCAATTGAAACGCCCACTCGATTCATCAATAATAAATGTTAATACTAGTAATATAGTTTACAGTATAGAATTAAGAGAGGCTTTCCCGACCACCATGCAATCAATTGATTTGTCGAATGATCTAGATGCTATATCAGAATTAACTGTTCAGATTTCTTATACAAATTGGAAAGCAATACAGGTACAGCAACAAGGTGCAAGCCTAAAAATTAACAGACCAATCTTTAATTTTGGTGGAAAGTTTAATAGTTTAAATAGTACAGTTCAAGGAGTAAAAGATAAATTTTTAAGTTCACGTAGTAACGTAGAATCCTTACAATCAAGATTCACATCTACTCGTCAAAAATTTGGAAGATTTAATATATAAAAATAGGATGAAAATATAATGGCGTTACCCAAGCTAAATGCAACCCCAAAATATGAATTAGTTATACCATCGACAAGACAAAAGGTAAGATTTAGACCTTTTTTAATGAAAGAAGAAAAGGTAATGTTGATTGCAATGGAATCTGAAGATACAACTCTTCTAATGGATACTATTGTTGATACAATTTCTACATGTATAGAAGATGATATAAATGTAAAAAAATTCACTACATTTGATATTGAATATTGTTTTTTAAAGATAAGAGCAAAAAGTGTTGGAGAAACTTCCCAATTATTATTCAATTGTAGTAATTGCCAACATGAAAATCAAGTAAACGTAAATATAGATGATATCAAATTAGATGTACCAAAGATAGATCCTTTAATTAAAATTGACGAAGAAATTAGTGTTGAAATGCAATGGCCTAATTTTAATAGTGTTGCTAAGAATAGCGCTATTATGAACTCTGATTCATCAGTTGATCAAATCTTTGCCATGGTCAGAGCCTGTTTAGTTAGTATTAATACACAGGAAGAAAGATTTGCAGTTTCCGACCATTCACCTGAAGAGATAGATAATTTTATAGAATCACTAAGTACAGATCAATTTAGTAAGATAAGGGACTATATTGAAAAGATGCCCAGACTTAAACATGATATACATTTTGTTTGTTCATCTTGTGCACATGAAAATAAAATAACAGTGGAGGGTATGCAAAGTTTTTTCTCATAGGTCTATCTCATGAAAACTTAATAAATTATTATCAAACGAATTTTCAATTAATGCAGCACCACAATTATTCGTTAAATGAGATAGACCATATGATCCCGTGGGAGAGAGATATTTACGTTAATATGTTATTAGATTATTTGAAAGAAGAGAAACAAAGGCAAGAACAAGGAAAATACTAATGGCAACATTAGAAGAACTAAGTCAAAAATTACAGGACAATAACCGAGAAGCCCAAATCACTAACGAACAATTAAGTGCTTTGAATACCCAATTTGGTATGTTTCTTAAAGGAATAGAAGCCTCTCGACTAGACCAATTGGAACAGTCAAGAGAACAAAAATCTTTAAGCCTAGGAGCTAATAGATCTGGTGGGGTTGGTGAAGCCACTTCAAGTACAAACCGACTATTTCCGCTGATTGGCCTAGCTGGTCTTACCAAAGCGCTTGCAGCAATCACTGCTGGAATAGCTGCTGTTGCTGCAGCACTTGCTGGATTAAGAGGATGGGAGATAGGTGCACTTAAAAATATTAGCAAACTAGGAAAAAATATTAAAGCTTTATTCCCAGTTTCTATTATAGCAACTATATTAAAACCTTTTGATGGATTGCGAACAAGAATATTAAATGCTTTTGGTATTGGTGCTGATGGTAAAACAATCGTTAGACAAGGCCCAGATGGTAAACTAAAAGCTGTAAAAGCCTCCAGGATTATTTCAGCTTTTAGTCAAATATTAGATCCGCTACGTAAAATATCAACAGGTATAACAGGATTTATTAAAGGAAGCGGCAAAGCGCTCTTTGCGTTTATTGGTGCATTTATTAGCCCTCTTGGTGGTGTTGCAAAACTTGCATCAAGAATACTTTATCCAATTGCTATTCTTTTCTCTGCAAAAAAAGCATTAGACGCATGGTTTGATGCGCCAGAAAATTCATCGATGTCAAAAAAATTCGAACTTGCCACTTTTGCCTTTCTTGGAGACTTCATTGGCGCGCCACTTAATTTACTAAAAAGGGGCATAAAAGTCATATTAGAAAAAATTGGTGCTCCACAATTTGTACAAGATTTTTTAGACAAACTAGACTTCGAAGAGGCAATTAAGGGTATACCTGATGCAATCCGAAAAATATTTTCTGTTATTTCATCTGTAGCCATGGATCCAATTGGCACTGCAAGTAGTATATTAGGTAATGTTGTTAATTCAATTGAAAAAGTATTTCTTGGCGTTATTAGAGCTATTGGTAAATCTTTTGGGGTTGACATTCGAACTCAAGAAGAAATTCAACAAGATAGACTAGTTAATCAAGGACAAAGGGCTTTAGAAAATGTAAGGAAGATTACTTATTTTAGTGGGACAAATATGTTTGGTGGTACCCGTCCGCTCACTCTTACCGACGATGATAAGATTGCTACACAGGCTCTAAGAGCTGCCGATAACCTAAGAAAAATTGATCCGGTTTTAGCATCCCAATTAGATCAACAAAGATTGCAAGCACTGACTGGTGGTGACATAGGATTATCCCGTGCAGGCGCAGGAATGACTAATATTGGGCAAATAGGCAGTAATAATAGTTCGACCCAGAATTTAAATCTAACAAGTCCATTAAATGCGGTAGATATTAGCCACGGCTTGGCTAATCAATAGGCAGTTTTGAGTCTTGCCTAGGACTTGAACTTAGTCTTCGTTAGCTAATCTTGAAAAATAAGACATTGTATCATCTTCATCCGTCATCTGATCTGCAGTGACTGGTTCAAGCTTTTGTGGTTCAGGAGCAGGTACTGGTTCATTCACCTGAACTTCTTGTTGTACCGTATATGCACCAGCAGTTGCTTCTTCACCAAGTACTTTCATTAGCTTTGATTTTAATTCATCATAAGTCTTATAGTTACTTGGTTCATTAAACTCATTTAGATTGTGTAATTGATTATATACAGATTCCAAACGAGAATCATCACCATCATAAAGATTGGATGGAGAAGAAAATTCTGATTTATCATAGTTGCGATATCCTTCGACGTTTCGGATTTTCAATTTAAAGTCTGCACCTTCCCACATATCAAATGGATTGACTGGATCTTCATCAGCAAATTCTGGCTGCATTGAATCCATAATCTTATCAAAGATCTTTTTACCAAATTTATAGAGGAAGACTTTACCTTCATTATGAGGAGCAGAAGGATCTTGAATGACTAACACATTTGTTACATAATGTAGTCTACGTTTTTGTGCTCTTGCTTTTTCTTTATCAGAGTCGTTACCGGTGTTCCAAAGGCGAGAGTTGAGTTCGCCAACTGGATCGGTTTGTCCAATAGAGGTAAGTGAGTTTTCTATGTACCATAAACCGGTTGGACCTTTAAATCCATGATCCCAGTAACGTACCCAGGGGAGTTCTGAGCCTTCAGTGGCTGGTAAGAATCGTAAGACCGCATAACCGTTACCGGCTTTATCTACAGTTGGTTTCCAAACACGTTCATCAACATAAGATTTCTTTTCTGTAGATCCACCTACAGATTCTGCTGCTGATACTAATTTTTGGATTTGATCGCGATTGCGTTTTAAGTTTTCGAATGACATTTATATTTTCCTTGTATGTACTGAAATATTGACTGTAATATTATACCATATTTTATAGTATATGTATATATCTTTTTATTCAAAGAGTGCACTATCGAGTGAATTTGTCTTTGGTAAAAAGTTAAGCCTCATTGCTTCGGCTTCGATTTTATCCCGTATGATCGGTGAGATAAACTTTTTCATATCCTCTGGCTCCATATCGTTTTTTTCACAGAGGTGTAAAACTGCTTCCATGTATGGGATCTTTAATTCTCCCACTGTTTTTTCAACAAGTTTTGTAAATTTTGATTTAGTTAAAAATTGGTCTTCCATCATTTATCCATTACCCTTAATAAGATGATATCTTTATTGATACGACCAGTTGGTACTGTCGTCTTGGTTTTTAATTTTTTCCATTCGGTGTCAATCTGCTTGAATGTCTTTTTCAATGCAATTGGTATAAATTCATCTGGTTTACGTAACCGAACCTGCCGGCTGTTAACAGGATCAATATTCTTAATTGTTGTTCCTGATATTTCAAATCCATTAACGGACTGGGTGCAGTACTCGATGAGATATCTTTCTTTACAGTTGAATGCGTAAAGTCTTCTTGATCCGATGAGGAGAATCGGATTAATGGAGACCAACTTAAAGTCGTTATCTTCTTTCTTGTACTGCACCTTTGCCACTTGTTTGTCAGCAGACTTTGCTTTCGGAACTCTGACTTTCCGGTTTGCTTTCGTTGCTGACTGTATCTTATCAAGATCGAGGAGCATGTCCTGACAAGATTTGATTCGGCGGTTGAGTTCTGGTCTTTTCAAATGAGCATAACCCTCGACGGCTTGTTCATCTCGCTTATGGTAAGCGTCTTCATAGTCTAGTAACCAATTCTCAACCACCTTTCTGACCGGCAATGTTGCACTACCAGTCAAACCATGTGTCTGAAATAATTTGTATAGATCAATTGTAGTTTTTTCTCCCTCTATCCATTGATCTTCAAGATCAAGAAGATCTTGCATAACAGTATCACTAATCTTTCTCTGTAATCTCTCCATTGGTGAAATAGAGATTATCTTTTGTGTATCATCCTTTTTCTCTGAAAGAATTTCTTGTCCAACTTGAATTAAACCAGTGCAATATTTTTTGAGACCATCAACATAGATTTGTATATGATCATTAACATCAAGTTTACTGTTTACCCAGAAAGCAGTACAACCATAATGAGGTACATTGAATTTATATTCTGGTGCAGCATTAATCTTTTTTGCTTGTACCTTTGTAAAATTATTTTTAATATATGTTTTGATATTGCTAACAATATCTTTTTTAGTTACTTCAATCTGGAAATAATATTTGGTTGCTTCCCAACCATCTTGAAAAGGAATACCTGAAGCTCCACGACGTCTTACGACTTCAGTTTTCTTTTTAAGTCTTTTACCTTTAAGTGCTGTTAGTGCCATAACGATCTCCTCATTGTTATATACTATTCTACCATATTTTTTTCGATTTGTAAACCATTTTTTTCACGATAGTCATAAACTGCCCCAATGACCATCGATGGATAGTTGCCAAGATATGTACCAGCCTTCAGATCATACTTTGTCAATTTACTTTTATGCGGGTGATCGATTGCATCATAATTCTCTAGAATAAATTTAGCTAATTCGTCGAACTCTGCATCTGATATGAGTGGGCTATCTTGTACATAATATGCATAGGCACACATGAGATATCTTGCAACTGGGTTTTTCATCCTCTACGCATCCTTGCTATTTCTTTTGCATCGTTACTGTCTTTACGAACTGGTACCATATTTGATTTATGGAGTGTACCAATACCTGCTAGCTCGTCGCCAGTATATTGATTTGCTTGTCTTTGGAATCCATTACCAACACCATTTGAAAGCTGGGCATCCGATTGAGTAGCTTGATAGTTAGGTAGATCTGGACGATATGTTGAATTCCGGTGGTATCTACTTCTGTCAAGAAGCTTTTGGATCTTGACTTCTTCGGCAGAGGCCTGTGTAGATTTCTTTTTGGCTTTACGCTTTTTAAAGCTTGTAGTGGTATAATAGGATGGTAATAAATGCATTGTCATCTATAGTGCTCCTTCTTTTTCATAGAGTCGATACGCATTTCTAAATAATTAATTACCTGATTAAGGAAATGTGCATCGTCATCGCCTTCAGCAATTGTTGTACGAATACGCATTATCTCGCCAGAGAACACTCGGCAGGCTGCCATGCGATCTGAAGACATTTTCTGATAATCTACCATTAGTCCCAATCCTTCTCATACGATTCTTGAGCACGTGCACGATCGCCATAGTATTCATTCACATACTTTGGAGCATCAGTATATGCATAGATGTTGTCACCGTTATCTACCTTATCTAAGAAAGATGTTTCGGTACGACGAACACGCTGATTGCGCTGTAATTTTTTATTGAATTTTTTAGACACCTTGCGAATAAGTGCCATACGTTGTTTTTGTGTTTGTGCCATAATATACTCCTCAATATAATGTGGAAGAATTCTTGTGAAGCCTCTTCCTAAAGCTACCTGCGTTTTAATTTTTATGTCGTTTACAGGCTTGACCACGTTTATACTCGTTCGACAATTTGTACCGGGCCTTGATGAGCTGCGTCCCTCCTGCCGTCCNCCTGGACCGGATTTNTCCAGGAGTCCCAATATTACCTTGCTTAGCCATAACTTTCACTTCATATTGGAGAACCTACTCGTGCTTTTTGTGGCTTTAGATTTTTG